AATTAAAACGGATGAATTAAAATGTTAAAGATTAGATGTAAAATGTGCAACAAAGAGTTGCACTCGCACCCAACACAGACTAAGTGCTGTGGATGCGACAATTTAACCACAGTAAAAGATGATAAAATTACTGCATTAGATTTGACTTTGGTGGAATTAATATCAAAACCAGATCAAAAAAATAATTCATCTTCTCTTTTTACAAGAGAAGATCTTGCATATCAAGAAGCAAGAAGAAACCGTAAAATTAGAAAAATGGAGTTTGAAATTAAATGAGTTGGGAAACCCCAAAGCTTTCAAAAAATGATATTGAATTACTTACTGTATCATTGGATGATTATATTTTTTATGCTAAACAAGATGGTGGACCAGACACAAAAGATGTGGAACGTCTTTTGATTAGATTGGAAGATCATTTAGATAAATTTTGATTTTTAATAGTTGTATTGACAGATATTCTAATACCTGATAAAATATTTTATATTGATTTTTGAAATGGAAAAGTTTACAGTTGAAGAATTTCAAACCGACTTTGATAATCTACTAGAAAGAGTGGATAATGGAGAGTCTTTTATTATAACCAGTGAAGAAAAGGAAGTAGTCATAATGCCAGCAAAGGATTATGAGTACATAGTTTATGGTGATGATGTAGAAGAATACGATAACTTTATCCGAATACACACGGATCACGAAGAGGGTTGTTGATTTTATGCGAGTGAGACTTGGTAGTCAGAGGAGCCTTATAAACTCTTTCCGCCAGATTAGCGGCTTTGACCTGGTTCGAATCCAGGCACTCGTATTAGTCACGGAGAGACTTTAAAAGTACTGGTGGAGTCAATTATGACCCTATGCTTATACATATTAAAGGAGAGTTGCATAAACTCTCCTTTTTTGGTATAATGGTACAAAAGACTTTATTGTATGAAAATTGGTTTTAACTGCAGTTCATTTGATCTTTTCCATGCTGGACATGTCACGATGCTTAAAATGGAAAAAGAACTGTGCGATTATTTAAAAGTGGCACTTCAAGTTGATCCTTCAATAGATAGACCTGGAATTAAAAATAAACCAGTTCAGTCTGTATATGAAAGGTATATACAACTTCAGGGATGTAAATATGTGGATGAAATTTTAGTATATGAAACTGAAGCAGATTTACTTAACTTGATTCAGACTCAAACATTTAATATTCGTTTTCTGAGTGAAGAATATAGACATATTGAAGTGACTGGAAAGCAATATTGTATTGATAATGGAGTTGAAATTTATTATCATTTAAGAAGGCATCAGTATTCATCAACGGAGATTAGAAATCGAGTTTATAATCTCGAACAACAAAAAAGAATAGAAAAAGAAGACGAAACTAATATAATACAATATTCTCCAGAAATTTTGCAAAAATACTCAATTAAAAAATAATTAACAATGAATAAAGATTCTAGAATTTTTGTTGCTGGACATAAAGGACTTGTGGGATCAGCAATTGTTGAGAATTTAAAAAATAAAGGATATGCAAATATTTTTACTTACGCAAGAGATCGTGTTGATCTAACAATAGAGAAAGAAGTTGAATACATGTTTGATGAAATTCAACCAGAATATGTTTTTAATGCTGCTGCAAGGGCAGGTGGTATCTATGCTAATGATAAGTACCGTGGTGAATTTATTCGTGAAAATCTTTTAATTCAAACTAATTTAATTCACATTTCAAATAAGTATTCTGTTAAAAAGTTTCTTTTTCTTGGATCCTCTTGCATTTATCCAAAATATCCAAATTTTCCAATTACTGAAGACCAACTTCTTTCTGGTTCACTAGAACCAACTAATGATGCTTATGCAGTTGCTAAAATTGCAGGTATCAAAATGTGCCAAGCATATCATCAGCAATATGGATTTAATGCCATTTCATTGATGCCAACAAATTTATATGGACCTAATGATAATTTTGATTTAGAGAGATCTCATGTTCTTCCCGCATTAATTCGTCGTTTTCATGAGGCAAAAGAATCTAATGCTCCTTATGTTGAATGCTGGGGTGATGGATCTTCAATGCGAGAATTTCTTTATGTTGCTGATCTTGCAGAAGCATGTTATACTTGTATGGGCAAATATGATGATCCAGAAATTATAAATGTTGGAACTGGAAATGATGTAACAATTAAACAACTTACCGAAATAATTTCTACTATTATTGGATATACCGGAGAAATTCGTTGGGATACATCAAAACCAAATGGTACTCCACGCAAGGTTTTGAATGTAGATAAAATCAAATCTTTAGAATGGAAACCCACTATAAGTTTATATGAAGGAATTCAAAAAACTTATGAGTGGTATATGAAAAATAAAGTTTAATTTGATATAATATATACTAAGAGATTATTTATTTTTTATGAGCAATTATGTAAAAAAAGCACTTGTTCTTGGTGCTGGTGGATTTATTGGAAGCCACATGGTCAAACGACTAAAGAAGGAAGGATATTGGGTTCGTGGAGTGGATGTAAAATATCCAGAGCATTCTAAAACTGAAGCAGATGAATTTGTGATTGGTGACTTGACGGATCAACTTCTTTCAGATAAAGTTGTTCAGTTTAGAGGATACGGAAATAATTTTCATAAATTTATTTCTATTAAGTTTATTGATACTTTTGATGAAATCTACCAGTTTGCTGCTGATATGGGTGGTGCTGGGTATATTTTTAGCGGTGATCATGATGCAGATGTTATGAATAATTCTGCAACAATTAATTTAAATATTCTTCGGTCACTTAAAAATTTAAATGACCTAAAAGAAAAGAATGAAACTACAATTTTCTTTTCATCATCTGCTTGTATGTACCCAGAGGATATTCAATTAGACCCAAATAATCCTGGTTTAAAAGAAGATGATGCATATCCAGCAGGACCAGACAGTGAATATGGATGGGAAAAACTCTTTTCGGAACGTTTGTATTTTGCTTATAACAGAAATTATGGTATTCCTGTACGTGTAGCTAGATATCACAATATTTTTGGACCAGAAGGAACTTGGAGAGGCGGTAAAGAAAAGTCACCAGCAGCAATCTGTCGCAAAGTAGCGGAACTTCCATCTGAAGGTGGTGAGATTGAAATCTGGGGTGATGGTGAACAAACACGTTCATTTTTATATATTGACGAGTGCGTTGAAGCAACATATCGTCTTGTTCAATCGGACTTTATGGGACCAGTGAACATTGGTTCTGAAGAGATGGTAACTATCAATCAACTTGCAGATATTGCTATAAAATTGGCAGGAAAGATAATTACCAAAAAGCACATTGATGGACCACTTGGAGTTCGTGGTCGTAATTCAAACAATGATTTAATTCGTGAGAAATTGCAATGGAATTATTCTAAAACTCTTGAAGAAGGTATTTCGAGAACCTATAATTGGATTGACTCTCAGATAAACACATTTTATCATTCTGTTTAATATGAAAATTACAATTTTAGGATCCAGTGGGCAGATCGGTGCCTATCTTTCGGAATATCTTCGCAGTAAAGGTCACGTAGTTATTGATTTTGATAAGGTGGAAACTCTTAATCATGATATGACTGTTATTCCCAATCAATATCTTGAAAATGCAATTGAGACTGCAGACTTTGTATTCTTCCTTGCATTTGATGTGGGTGGGTCACGTTATCTTAAAAAGTATCAACATACTTTTCAGTTCATTGATAATAATGCTCGTTTGATGGCAAATGCTTTTGGTCTTCTTCAAAAGTATAATAAGAGATTTGTCTTTGCTTCATCCCAAATGAGTAATATGAGTTACTCTCCTTATGGAGTTCTCAAGAATGTTGGCGAATTGTATACCAAATCACTCAAAGGACTGATTGTCAAGTTCTGGAATGTTTATGGTATTGAGAAGGATCACGAAAAAGCACACGTAATCACAGATTTTATCCGTAAAGGGTTTGAGACGGGTGTGATTGATATGATGACAGATGGTGAAGAAGAAAGAGATTTTTTATATGCTGAAGATTGCTGTGAAGCACTTGAAGAAATAATGAACAATTATACTGACTTTACTTCTGAAGATAATCTTCATATTACAAGCTTTAAATATACAAAAATTAAAGATATTGCCAATATGATTGCTGGTCAATTTAATTTAATTGGAAAGTATGACATAAAAGTTAAACCATCCATTCAAAAGGATTCAGTTCAACTTGATAAAAGAAATAAAGCAGATACTTTTATTATGAAATGGTGGATGCCCAAAACAACTATTGAGCAAGGAATTTCAAAAATATTTGAGGTAATGAAAAATGAAAATCTATGATTGTTTTATATTTAATCATGAGGTAGAGATACTTGAAATTAGATTGAATATTTTGGATGAATTTGTAGATAAGTTTATTTTAACAGAGGGTGATAAAACTTTTTCTGGAAAACCAAAAAAAAGTTTTTATTTGGAAAACAAGCATAGATTTAAAAAATGGGAAGATAAAATAATTCATAACTTTATTACGATCCCAGAATGCGAAAGTCCTTGGGATAGAGAAATTTATTCCAGAAATTCTATGATTAAATTGGATAATATTTTTGAAGAAGATGATCTTATTTTGACAAGTGATATCGATGAAATACCTAACCCTGAAATTTTATCACATAAAAATGAATGGATATCTAATGACAAACATTTTACATTTCAACAAAGATGTTATTTTTATTATTTAAATAATTTTTATAGTGAAAATTGGTTTGGTACTAGAGCCTGCACTTATAATTTTTTAAAAAGTCAAAATAAAACTGTAGACGACATTAGAGAAAGTACTGAAAATGAAAATGAGTTAACAGGTAACATTATTACAAATGGTGGGTGGCATTTTACATATTGTGGTGGAGAAGAAAAAATAAAACAAAAAATTGATTCTTTTTGCGATTTGCAGTATAATGTTCCCAAAGTTACTTCAAATATACATAAGAACTTGGAAAATAATCAAGACATATTTTATAGAAATTGGATTCATTACCAAAAGGTAAGTATCGATGAATCTTTTCCTGAATATATTGTTAAAAATAAAGAAAAATATTCGCATCTAATAAAATGATTGTATCTGAAATTTATAGTGGATCTGGTCTTGGAAATCAACTTTGGATGATAGTTGTTCCAAGAATTATTGCTGAAAGAATGGGATATGAATGGGGAATCCAGCAAAAGAAAGAAACTCCATTTAAGGGTTGTGCTTTTATGAAAAATTTTGATTTGGGTAAACAAGTCATTGGTGGATATGGACCAGAAGGTGGCCCACCGGTTAAACTCCCAGATGGAATAAGTGATTATTACAGAGAATTTAATGACCTCAAATATCCATCATATATGGGTGGTGAAGATGTTCTTCTTTTTGATAATTATCTTTGGAATGAATTACCAGACAATACAAAAATTGATGGTTATTTTCAAAATCTTGACTACATCAATGATCGTCGTCATGACATAATAAAATGGTTAGACTATGATCCAAAAGTATTAGATTATTCTAGTGAAGATATTTGTGTAATTCAATTTCGTGGAGGTGACTATCTTACAGGTGCTTCTTGGATTCCTCCAGAGTATTATCATAATGCAGCAAAGCATATGTTGGATAAAAATCCAAATATGAAATTTGTATGCGTTACCGATGATCCAGAAAATGCAAAAAGATTTATTCCTTTTGCAGAAATTGTTGGATCTGCTGTAATGGATGAAAAGGATCCATATCAAGGTAGTATTGGATGGTATGTTTATCCTGGTGGTCCAGTTGGTGTAGATTATTCAATTTTAAATACTGCTAAAAATGCAATTATATCTTCATCTACTTTTTCTTTTTGGCCAGTCTGGACTAATTTGGAATGTGATGTAATTGCACCTAAACATTGGTTTGATTGGAAAATATCAGATGGTTGGTGGAGACCATATAATTCTATTGTTGATGATTGGTATTGGTTGGATCGTAATGGTGATTTAATGACTGGAATTGAGTGTAAAAAAGAATATGAAGTTTATAAAAATACAAAACAATTTTACCGGAGTTTGAAATGATTAAAATTTATACATGTTCTCATAATCGTCCTGATTTTATTGCTCTTCAATATGAAACAATGAAAAAACATATTAAAGATGATTTTGAATTTATTGTTTTTAACAATGAAAGACCTGGTGGTGATGGTGGTTATGACCCAAACAAAATTTCTGAAATTGATGAAATCTGTGAATCTATCGGAGTTAAATCTAT